GCGAATCGAACAACAGCAGCAGTCCATGGCCAAACCAGAGCAACTAGTGGGCTTACAGACGGTGGGCCAAACCATTGGCGAGCAACTCCAGATTTTGAGCCAGGATAAGGAACAGAAAGAGCGCGTGCGCCAGTATGGCGATGGGCTGAGCCAGTTGATGAACATGGTTAAGGCGTACGGGCAACGGCTCCAACAAGCCATGGAGGCTGCCGCGCAGCAGAATGGCAACGGCCAAGCCCAAGTAGACCCGAAAGACTTGGCCAAGATTCAAGGGATGCAATTGCAGGCCCAAGCCAAGGCAGCCAATACCCGCGAGAGTCACGCTCAGCGCACGGCTCAGCGGCAGGTGCAATGGGAAGCCGAAGAGAAGCGAAAGCAGCAACAACACCAGTTGGACATGCAACGGCAACAGGTCGAGTTGCAGACCGACGTGGCCGCCACCGATGTCGAGACGGCTGCCGAGATTCGACGCGAGAACGCCAAGGCGGCTGCGGAGCCTAAGGAGAAGCCGTAATGAATTATGGCGCGGCTTAAACAGATTTCGGAAACTGAATTGGCCCAGAAGGCGTGCAGTTTCATCAGTGATCTAGCCGTTCCCCAAGAGGGGCTTCATCTTCAGCGTGCTCCATTCGGAAATGCGTATATTCAACTCCTATGGAGGCAGCATTATGTGGGCTCTAAAGGTACGGTGGGAAGGCAGATGCATTATATTGTTTATTGGGACGGGAAAGCCGTTGGAGGGATCTCGGCAGGTTCCGCGATGTTTGCCAATAAGAAGCGAGATAAGATTTTGAGCGTAAGCAAGCAAGAGCAACAGGCCGGAGTAAGGCATATTGTAAACAATACGATGTTTCGAATGACTCGGCCCATGGACCAGCAACCGCTCGCAAGCGATGTCCTTAGGCACTGGATGGAAGTCGTAAAAAAGGAATGGCTGAATGATTACGGTGATTTCGTCAGGGCCTTTGAGACACTCGTTGAGCCGCCAAGATGGGGCGGAATCTACAAGATTGCGGGCTGGAGAAAAATTGGAATGACGTACGGCTTGGGAGCACGAAGGCCAGAGGGACATGGTACGGCGGGAAGGAATTCTACTGGACGTAGAAAAATCATTCGAGTACCAAAGAAAATTGTGTGGATTCACTCGATTTGCGGTTACGAAGAAGCAACTGCCAGAAGCATAGCTGGATTCGCGGAGGGGCCGCAATGAACCTGACGCCCAGGGCCCGGTTTCAGTCCAATGTCCAACAATCGCGGGCCCATCAAGATTTGGTTGTCAGCGAGGGATTCAGGATCGCTTGTGAAGCCGCGCTCCTTGAACAAATCTTGGCCATGCCGAACATCGCGGACCCAGCCGAACAAGCCGCTGCCTATAACCGGATCATGGGTGCGACGGACTATATCCGACACCTGCTTTCCATTGCTGAAACAACCAAACCCATTTCGCGTCAACCCACCGGAAATTTAGACCACACAACACGTTGAACTATGCCAGCCGCACCAAGTGCCCCGCCGCCGTCCACTGCTCCTGCCCAGCCTGTCCCGTCTGCCCCAAGCCCTGCCACACCAGCCAAAGCGCCCGTGGTCAGCCAGCCAAAAACTGCCCCCGCGCCATCCGGTTTATCTTCCAGACCTTCCCGGCGTGGGGTAATCCTGCCGGAGAAACAGCCTCAAGACCCAACCAAGTCGGCTGAGCCATTGGACACGATGGACGGGGCCTTTTCCGGCATCAAAGGATTGGCCGCGCCGGAAGATGGGGATCTAATGGGCGAGGAGCCAGCCAAGCCAACTGAGGAACAGAAACCAGCTGAGCAAAAGGAGCCCGCTACCGATGAACAGGTCCAGGACAAGAAAGTTGAGGAAGAGGCCGCGAAGGCCCAGCCTAAGCCGGGCGATAAGAAAACCAATCCTTGGACGTTGGTAGAAAAGTTTAAGGCCGATAATAGCCGGCTCAAACAGGAAAACACCGAGCTTCGCACCAAGCAGACCGAGCCGCCCAAGGAAATCACCGAGCGGCTTACCGCGCTGGAAAAGCGCAACCAGGAATTGGAGAATCATATTCGATTCGTGGATTATTCCAAGAGCCAGGAATTTGTCGATAAATACCAGAAACCCTACGAGGAAGCGTGGTCTCGGGCAATTAGCGGGCTTAAGGGTTTGCAGGTCAAGTTCACCAATGGCGAGACCGGCGAAACCCAAGCCCGCGATCTGACTCCAGCGGACATCGCCGCGTTGGCCAATATGGATCCAGCCGCCGCCCGGATGGAGATTAAGAACCGCTTCCCCGAGGACGTGGCTGAAGTGCGCGGTTACATCGACAAGATCCGCGATCTGGCCAGTGCCCAAAACCAAGCCTTGGAGGAGCAAAAGTCCAAGGGTGGCGAATGGCAGAACCAAGTTTCCCAGCAGCACAAAGCCGTTCAGGATAACAATTCCAAGCTTTGGAAACAGTTCAGCGATGAATCGGTGAGCAAATTCGATTTCCTGCGTCCGGTCGAAGGCGATGATGAACGCAACAGCAAATTGGAGAAAGCCGCCGCATTCGTGGCTGATGCTCTCTCGGCCAAAGCCAACGACCCCAATCTCACCGAGGAACAACGCGCCACCGTCATCAAGAAGCATGTGGCACTGCGTAATCGTGCCATCGCTTACTCCGTGCTGATGCACGAAAACAAGCAACTCAAGGCCATGCTGGCCGAGAAGGAAGAGGCACTTAAAGCCTACGGCGATTCAGCGCCAACCGATGGGGAAGGCAAAGGCAAACAAGCCTCAGCCAACAACGATATTACTATCGACGGAGTAGCAGCCATGCTTAGTAAGATGGGTCGCTGACCATTTTGGTTGTTGACATAGATCCCCGCAGCTTCTATTAGCTCGACTATCCGCTTAATAAGCGGGTTCGCCGGTTCATCCTCGGCATAAAAGGATCGCAAGCCTCCGGCTTCAACGCACGTTCCCATGAACTTTTGCATTTTGAAGCTATGGCTATTTTATCTTGCGACCAATTTACCAATTTCTTGGTAGACCAACAGCCGGTCTACGACAAACTGATCCTCTCCGACATCCGGCCCACCGATTCCTGGGTGCTTAACGTTAAGACGGGCACTTTCGATGCCTATTCTGGCGTTGAACATACCCTGGACCGGTTCCGGCACGTCTTCCCCAATACCACCAAGGTCTGGAATCGGACCGAGTACGCCTCCTGCGTGGGCACGCCTTGCGATAAGACCGAGCATTGCATCGGCTGGGGCGCGACGCGCATCACTTATTTCCTGGAGGAACAAAGTTGGGCCACGCCGCTCCTTTGCTTTGACCAGATGATGCATGTGACGAAGGCCCAGGAGCATTTCCGCCAGATCATTTCCGACATCCTGCGGCCAGCGACGACCGACATCATGTCCAATTTCCTGCGCAAGCGGGCGTTGGACCATGCCGACAAGAAGTTCATCGCCAATCGGGCGATGACTCTATTCACGTTCAATTGGACGGTGGTTGGTGACGAGGAAATCTTTTTCGACACGTCAGCCGATCCGACGACGGTCTTTAAGCTCGTCCCGCAGATGCTTCAGGTGAGGTTTGAGCCGCTCATGCGCCGTGGTTACGGCGGCAAGAACCCATTCAAGGAAACTGCGCCGTATATCGAACTAGTCACCGACATCGCCACCGCCTGGGAATTGGACAAGTTGGGTGGCCAATGCGGCGGGGGCGGCGGGTCGTGCCCGACTATCGCCGGGAACTGGCGTTTCACCGAATGGTCCAGCGCCAACGCTTTCTGGCGTTACGGCTTCTCCGGCCAGATCGGTAATTACCTCGTTCGCACCGACCCGATGGGATTGCGGTTCAATTTCGTGGCTGACCGTGGCGCGGGCGCGGCTCCCAATCGTTACCGCTATCAGGTCGTCCTTCCCTATGTCAATCAGGTAACCAGTGGCGCGGGTGGCGACCCGGGCCTGGGCAGCGTTGAAAACCCGGACTTCGACAAGGCGCAATTCGCCATCACCTACATCTGGCATAAGATGGGCCTGGAAGCTCTCGTAGCCGACGCTACGCCAGTTAATCCCGAGATGCCATTCAGCAGCCGCAACTTCGGCGGGAAATGGCAGTTCGTCATGGATAACCTCGGTGAAGACGTAAACGGCTGCGTCATCGAGAACAAACGCCGCAACAAGGGCATGTTCATCGCGGACTTCAAGCTGGCCATTCGCCCGCTCTACACAGAGTTCATCAACGTGTTCCTGCATCGCCGCGAACCCTTCTGTGTGCCGGAAATAAGCAATTGCAGTGATGATCCTGGTTATCCGACTCAGGATTACGATTCTTGCAACACTCCCTGCACGCCGGAAATCACCTAACCGGTGGTAGTCACACAATGGGTGCCATCAATCCGGGGTTGGCTTGGTGGCACCCTCTTTAACCCGCATAACTTATGGCCAGCGACTACATGGATCAGCAGGACGAAGGCTCCCAGGATAACTCCAACATGGACATGGAGAACGATAGTACGCCAGAGGAAAAAATGGGGTTGGTGCCACTGTCCTTCTTCAACAAGGATGTTAAACCCGGAGACAAGGAAACGGTGGAGGTTACGGCCATCAAGGACGGAGAAGCCGTAATCAAGTGCGTTTACGGCGACAATAAGGATGACGAAGGGCCAAGCGACCAGGGAGACACAGGCGAGTCCAGCGAGCCTTCCGAAACGGAAGACTCCATGATGACCTAGTTATGAAAGCCTCATAACTATGGCCTGCGATCCAAATCAGTTGCTGGAGGATAGCAAATGCTTTTCCTGCAAGTACGACTCCCTTGGTGGACTCTACGCGGCTGTCGAGATTCTGCTTCTGTGCGCCATCCGTGACGGGGAAGACCTTCCCTGTGACCCCGATTACCTAGCCAAACAGGCTAGTTGCATCCTGGGCTGCATCCCGCCTGGGGCCATGCAGGCGGTTAAGATCAAAATCCTCTGCGACATCCTAGATGGCCTGTGACCCAAACACATTACTGGAAGATGCCAAATGCATTATGTACTGCGTGGATCGAGGATCCAATATGCCTATTATCTTGAGCCTACTGTGTTCCATCATGGACAATGGTGGTCTTACCGGGTCCACGTTCTACATCCTGACTGAGTTAGGAGAGATCATAGACAGCGAGGCAGCGGATAAATTGCGCCAAGAATGAGAATTACGTTAAACTGGCTCGGTGAGAGACTTGGATACGCTCCATCCCTGTACATCGAGTCTCGACCTAATGGTGTTCGACGAAATTCCAGTAGCCTCGGCCCATTCAGCCGCAGTTTTGGTCTTCCCATTAAAAGTGATCAGCCTACTCGTGCGCCGATTCCTAGCCTGATCGGTTCTTGTTCCCCATCGGCAATTGGACGGCTCGTAATTGCCGTCATTGTTAATGCGCTCAATGCAGTGTTTTGGAGACGGACGTGGCCCCATGTCCTTGATAAAATTTTCAAATCGCCTCCATCGCGCACAAACCTTTATGCCGCGTCCGCCGTAATTTTTGAAACTGGGATTCCTGTCGCATCGGCATCTTGTGTTGAGAAGGCCCCAAATTCTGTGTTCTGCCGTTCCGGTCAATCCGTGTGTAATCGAAGCCTTCCCCCTGATGCACCCGCAACTGACGCAATCCCCATTCCTAAGCCACTTTCCGCCGTACACAACAGTTTCCCCGCAATCGCATCTGCAAATCCATTGAGCACGGCCCTCCTGCGTCCGTTCGGGATGCAACCGCAAAACGGTGAGACTTCCAAATCTTTTGCCCGTTATATCCTTAAAGGCGTAATTCATGGCGCGAAGGATATGAGTGCGTTACCGGAAACGTCAACATTTAATCCTGGAGGTATTTACGGCTGACAAAAAAATCACGCAGCTTCCCAGCGCCGCAGCCGTAACGGCCGATGATCTTTTCGCCGTTGTCGATGATCCGAGTGGTGCGCCCATCACTAAGAAGGCCACGGCCGCTCAATTGCGCAAGTTCATCGGATGCCAACTTTATCAAGGTCGCGCCCCGGCCGCGCCCGATGATCCCACGTTGCCCGCCCTGGATTATCCAGTTGGTGGCGGCAACCTCCTTCAGTGGAACATAGGTACGGGTGCATGGATCTGATTATTCATGGCCACATGCACCACCAACGAGCTAATGCAAGCAGCGGCCTCGATGAGCAATCTGAGTCCTGGCCAACTCGAACTGATCAAGACGGTGTTGCTCTGCCGAATCCTGCACATACAAAACCCCATGGCTAGTTGCAATGTTCAGGATTTACTCGATGACTCCAGCTGTTTTGCCTGCCTGTTCCCCTTCCAGTTGTCCGTCATTCAGACCCAGTTGCTTTGCGAAATTCTCCATGCAGGCGGCGGAAGCGGAAACAGTTGCCTAATGTGCGGGGATGCGGACCCTGTGGCCGCTCCCAATTGTGAGTGCGCTCTGTACTACAACCGGAGCACGTCCAGCTTCTGGTACTGGGACGATAACCTGAGTCTTTGGGCAATGTTGATCGGTGGAATATGAAAATCCCTGATAAATATGCCTTTTGGCGTTGGCCGGCTAAGATTAGGTCCCTCTCAGCTGAGCTTGAACAGTTGAAGAGGGAACATGCACGGGTGTTGGCTGGCCAATCCAAACTCCTAGAATGGGTCAGGGTCACGCACCGACTGACTTCTCCTGCTCAGGGCATTCGGGCACTGTTACAGAATGGAAAGCGGTTGGTGCCTGTCCTAGTACTTTTACTAGGGCTACAGGCAATCTGGGCACAACCCGCCCCGCCCGTCCTTCGCTCCCCACTCACGACCAACTCGCATTTCGGACCTACTCCGACTGAGGGTCAGGTTCCGATCTGGAATGCGACAGTGAAAAAGTGGTCCAACAATGTCGTTGCAGGAGGAGCTTCCACGCCCCACACCTGGACCAACGATAACGGCACTCTCAAGCCTATCGCTTTCCCGACTAACATCCTGCTCCGGGTCAACGTGCCTGACGACGGGGTAGGAACGAACTTTTACTTCGATTCCCGGGTGAACCGGACCAATGCAGCGAGCAAACTGTTCGAAATCTACAATGGCGGCAGTAATGCGCTCACGATTGGGCCAGACGGCGGATTGTTCTCGGGTAAAGGCAATACTGGACCATTTCCGGGAGGGGTGCTCTATGGGATATTTGACACGGCACTGGGCGAAACCAATCAACAGGAGATTTTCACGCTGAGCGGCAATAGTGTGGTGGGCTATAGCGGAGCCTCGGATCTGATCATCGACACCAATTACGGTGCGCTGATTCTTTTCGCCAACAAGGAAGGCGGGGTGAAATTCACCCGATTCTCCGTTCAGGCCGGCGCGGGCGATAATCCGCAGGACTTTAACAGCTTTACCATGCAGGCGTTGGTGGACGGGGCGACCTACATGCAAATGGACCCCAATTTCAGTCTGCTTACCCGGACCAATTATCTGTTTAGCAGCAGCATTCGCATCACCAATACCGACATGCTTTTATCGCTTCAAAACAGCAACTTCCCTGTGTTGGAAGTAGACGGAGTGGGCGACCTCAGGCTGATCAAGAAGATCCCCTATCTGTGGCCTAGCAGCCAAGGCGCAGCCGGAACGGCGCTAACGAATAACGGTTCTGGCGCTCTTGGGTGGTGGCCGGTTTCGGCTGGCTCAGGCTCGGCGGGCCTGACGACCAACGCCAATCAGTTTCTCGGAGTTCCGCTCTCGATCAAGGACGGTGCGTTCCTCACTAACATCAACGTCCAATCGAGCCTAGAAGTGTCCAACGGCTGGATTTACGCTTCAGGCCCAGTCACCAATGGCACGCAACTGAACCTGCCACACCTGACAGTGTCGCGGTCAGCCGTGATCAATGCCGAGGGAGACGTGACCAATTCCAGTGCTGACTCCAACTGGAGCCTTTATCCCACGAATGTTTGGAATGACCGTCAGTTCGGTTCCCAAAACCTGACCAACTGGTCGAATATACCCACTGGCGCGATGGCCAATGTGGTCTCCACCACTTTCCTGACGAACTGGGCCAACGCCATAAGCAATCTGGCGGAAACCAAGCAACTTGGTTCAGCCAATCTCACCAATTGGTCCAACATCCCAACTGGCGCAATGGCGAACGTGGTTGCGGTTGATTATCTCACAAACTGGGCCAACTCCATCAGCAACCTCGCCCAGACCAAGCAATTCGGCTCTGCCAGCCTTACTAACTGGTCGAACATCCCCACCGGGGTAATGGCCAATGTCGTTTCCACGACATTTCTGACCAATTGGGCTAATGCGATCAGCAACTTAGCAGAAACTAAGCAATTCGGATCGGCTGTCCTGACGAATCTGGTGGCTACTGTTGGAAAGAACGTCACCAACTTCGTTTCCCTGAGCACTACCAACGCGACCAGTAAACCTCTGACCAACAGTTATACGGCTGGCACCCTGACCATGTTCGGAATCGAACAGGGCAGCGGTCACTCCATTACGATGAATGCTTCCAACATCGTAAGTGCGAATGATTGGGCGCAAACAGCCAGCACCACCAACGTCGTTGGAGTCTCGAACTGGGTTAATTCCGTTTCCAATTACGTAACGGCAGCCACTAACTCCGCGTCGGTTACCAACTGGATCGTATTTCGACAACCAGCCAGCCTGTTCCTGACCAACCTCTCAGGCACAGGCGCAATCACTAACCTTTTCACGCTATCTCTTTCCAACGCCACCATGAAACCCCTTGTGGTTGGAGTGGGGACAGCGGCCGGCGCAACCAACACTACTGGCGAGATTCGTGGACTAGAGGCGGGTGCAAACATCACGCTTACTCCGAACGGAAGCAATTACGTGATTGCGGCTTCCATTGCAGGAGGGGTGACATTTGCCGACTTGTTATGGACCAATGATCCATCTGGTAGAATTCATCCTGTCACATGGACTAACCGCCTTGAGATGCAACGACCGATAACCATTGGAACAAATCAGAACGACACGATTATTGGGGCGTCGTTGAGCACAAATGATTTCTTCGTCGCTTATAGGTCGATAACCAATGGTGAACAATACCTCCCTAGATTCGAGTTCGGGGCCTTCAGTAATGGCGCTAAATCTTCCATAGTCGGTTACATCGACGACGGATTTTCGGGACTCACCCTAAACAGCAAGCTCGATGGTGGATCCCAATTCGGGGGAGAAATTCGCATGTTGGCTGACGCAAGACACATTGCTGGCATGACATTCGTCATCACGTCTACAAACAATTTTGTGCCGTTTTCCAGTATCGGAAATGCCACCACGATAAATAATATCGGTTACGTGTTCCCTCCGGTTCAGGGCGCAGCTGGGACTGTGCTCACAAACAGCGGATCGGGTGCCTTGGGATGGTCGGCGCAACTACAACCGTCCAGCACGACGCTTACCAATCTCTCTGGCACTGGGGCGATCACGAATCTGTTCAGCCAAACGCTTTCCAACGCCACCATTAAGCCTCTCGTAGTCGGGGTTGGGAACGCGGCGGGAGCGACCAACACAACGGGAGAAATCAGGGGGCTAGAGGCGGGGGCCAACGTCACCCTTACGCCAAATGGGAGCAATTACGTGATTGCTGCCAGCGTGACTGGAGGCTCGGTGAGCTTTTCGGATTTGGTGTGGACAAATAAATTAGGAACCCTCTATCCGGTCGCTTACCCAACAAACATTGTCCTGAATCCAACTAATGATGGTTCCACTGGTCTGGAAGTGTACACAACCAACTTTCTGTTTCAAACGGATCATTACAGGAGCGGCGGTACTAACACGTTGTTTGCTGTCTTCAACGGAGGACGCAGCGCCATGGTTGTCGGAGATCAAGGCATGATGCTTGGCTCGACCAATTACATTCTAGTTCCGCAAATGTCGATTGATGCGGCATATGACGTAGCTTTCGGAGATTATCAGAATAAACTAATCAGTTTGCAGATGTATAACGGTGTTGCTGGTAATCTCTGCACTTCAGAACTAGATGTCAGCACAAACTATGGCGGGCTAAACCTTACTGCTAATAATGATGGAACCGGAAACACCCTGTTCTCAATGAGAGTAGGTAATGATTCGGCTAATTGGGAGAAGTTTGTGGCGTCGTTATTGATTCAGAATAGGGGAGGAACCCTCATCACGCCTTTCTTGATTGATCCCGGTTTTCACACTAGTCCAACCGGCTATGTTTTTGGAACTACGTATCGAACGACGAATACGCAAATGATAATGAGTCTCCAGAACAGCAATTTCCCGGTATTCGCAGTTGATGGGGTGGGCGACCTCCGAACACTGAAAAAAATCGCCTACAAGTGGCCTAGTTCTCAAGGCTCGGCCCAAACCATGCTCACCAACGACGGCTCGGGCAATCTTGGTTGGGGAACAGGTCCTGTGCTGACGACTAACGGAAATCAGTTCCTAGGTGCTCCTTTATCCATCAAGGATGGAGCCCTGCTAACCAATATAGTGGTTTATCCAACCGGAAACGGAACAGCCCCAGCGTTGACTGTGACCAACGTTCCCGGAATGGGCACAAACAGTTTCCAGGTGCTCAACACCAATGGTGTGCCTGTCATCTTCGCATTGACCAATAACGGAATCACACTTGTGGCCAGCAACGTAGCCTTCATGGGGACGCAGACCAACACTTCGAGCTTAAACATTCTGGGTGGCGTCACTAACTGGGCAGCGGTGGAAACCAGGGGAAATGCCACTAACGCAGGGTGGCTGGCCATTGCGGGCGGGTTCACCAATATCGGCGGGTCGTTGCTGACCGGGAGCGTCACGAATGGTGGGCGAGTAGACACAGCTGGTGGAGCGACCAACTGGATTGGAGCCGAGACCAAAGGCACGCTCTATGCCAGCAGCAACCTGCTGGTGAAAGCGGGTCAGGGTACGAGCAACGCCTGGGTAGGTGGGAGAATTTTTATTGATGCATCAACGGCCACAACAAACCATAGCGGGACGGCAGCTTACACGAATCTGTTCACTTACACCGTTCCCGGTAATACCCTCACCAACACTGGAGATGAATTGGAGTTTTATTTGTCGGGCCAATTTAAGTTTGCAACCACTACGACCAACGGATTCAAAGCTATCTATGGCACAGCAACCATATTCGATACCGGGCTTATTACGGCCTCGAATTGCCCGTGGGCGGTGACCATACGAATGACTCGTACAGGCAATTCTTCTCAGCGAGTAGAGAGTAAGGTCCTATGGAACGTTAGCGGTGCTGTTAACTCCGCTGGAAATGGGCCCCTTTCATGTTACGCAACGAATATGCCGTTCGCTCAAAATAATGGTATCACCAACATTTTCGTATTCCAGGGAGAATCACGGATTGCGGCAGTCATCACCAACGATTACCGGGCAATAACCTACACTCCTGGGCTTAACTGAGACATCTATGAAACGATTACTGCTTGTCCTGTTTGCGCTCCTGATGGCCATTGGGGCTTTCGCCGCCAACCCTCCCTACACGGCATTCATCGGCACCAACGGCATCCTCATAAGGTCGAATGTGGGTATCGGTAAAATCCTCGTGGACGGCGGCGGCATAACCAACGGGTCCAGCCCGGTCTTTGTCACGACCAATCTGTTTGTGGTGAACAACACCTACACGAGCAATCTGTTCACGACCAACATTTTCGTGAACCAGACACTGGTCACGTCCAACGTCTTTACGACCAATCTTACGGTTCAGAGCATCACCGTCTTCCAGACCCTGTTCGCCATCAGCAACATTTTCGTGAGCAACATTTACGTAACGAACATCGTGGTAAACAACATCAACGTGAATAGCAATCTGTTCGTGACCAACGCCTTCTTCTCCGGCATCACGACCAATAGCGGCACAATTTCAAGTCGAGTGCTGATCCTTCCCACTACAGCGGGACTGGGCTGGTTCAACGGCACCAATCAATGGTACAGCACCAACCTCACAGCGAACGTGGCGGTCCTCCTGACCAACCTCGTGGAAGGCGCTGACTATTATCTTCAAGTCAGCAACCCAGCCTCGTTTGCTGTCACGTTCACGTCAATAGGGGCAGATAGTTGGATAGAGCATCCTTACGTAGCCGGCACAGCTGTCACCAACGGCATCACCTTGTTCAAATTCCAGCGGTGGGGCACCAAAACCAACGCTTTCGAGGTTAAACGCAGCCTGACTCTCACCAACGACGATGGCAGCATCACATTTTTGACCAACCAGGACACCCTCGTTATTCGCGCTGCGCCCGGTGGAATAACCTTCGGGGACTTGGTTTGGACCAACGACAATAATGACATCACGGTCATTTCCACCATCACAACCAACATCCACTTCTCACTCGACGGCAGCATGCACGTCGGACCGGAGATAACGAATGGTGTGTTTATTGATGTGTCCGATCCGTCGCTGAAATCAATAAACGTGGATCGTCCAAACGCAAACTCCACGCTTCAAGCTGACGACAATGGATTTGCCATGGCGGGAGCCGTGAATGCCGCCGAAGGCGGGTCCACCCGATTTGATGTATTCGGAATAGGCGACACCGGAGGCGGGCTTTCAACTGTGGAGTTAGCCCTTCAAATTGCCAATAGGTACGTCGTGCTTCTTGACCCAACTTATTCCGTTGGCCCCACCTCTTACCTTTTTAGCAGCGCCTACGGCGTCACCAACACTGACACATTGCTCTCCTTGCAGAACTCGAATACGCCAATGTTTGAGGTCAACGGGATTGGCGACCTAAAGCTCCTGAAGCGTGTCGCGTATTCTTGGCCTAGCGCCCAAGGTGCTGCTCAGACTGTTCTGACCAACGACGGCGCAGGCAATCTGGGCTGGGGTGTTGTGACAGCAACGGGTGGAGCTGGCAGTCAGATTTGGACTAACGACGGGAAATTCTTTTATCCAAGTGGAACCATTGTAAGCAACACTGCTCAAATTATAATCGCAACCAACAACGGTGGCATCGAAATAGGCAGCAACACCGCTACACTTTTTCAGCCGATTATAACTTCATTCGGTGGGGTTCTTTACTCGGCAGTTGATACGGATACAGGAGCCAATGATCTCAGAGAGATAGTGTTGTTATCGACTGCCAGTGGAACAAACACTGCATTCGGGGCTTTCAAAGTCTCTCAAACTGACGGGTCCATACTGGATCTAGATTGGAATGGTGGCGGAGGAAATCATAGTTATTGCCAACCTGTCGTAGATATTGACGGCCCTCATTTGACTGCTGTGAGGAGCAATCAAGTTGTGCTGTCATTTGAGCCACGGGGCACATTTGGGGCCATGCTGCTTTTAGACAATTTTCAAGACTCTCCAGATGCCTTCCTGATTCAAAGCAATGGCACAGCCATGTTTAAGGTGGACCCAGTTGGTGATCTCACTAGGATTCGCAGAATCACTTATTCATGGCCATCGGCACAAGGCGCAGCCGCAACAGTGCTTACGAACAACGGATCGGGTGTTTTAGGCTGGGGCACCGTCGCCGCCGTAAATCCGCTGGCTGGCACCACGAACATACTCAATCTATCGGTGCAAGCGGCCAAGCTTCCCGTCACCAATTACCCGGCCATTGATGCCGGATGGCAGGCTTGGGAAACCGTTTACGCTGAGACCAACGCCGAGGGCGCACGGGTCAACACGAGCGCCTCATGGCAGTTCATGGTTCCTCCTGACTACGCCACGAACACCCTCAAGCTCTTGATCAACTATTCGCTTTCCTCAACCAATGGCCCGAATACAAGCAATGTGGTTTTTGGAGCTTCGATTTTGCAGGTCAGAAGCGGTACGACCAACAATGTGCACACCAATCTATTCGGCTCGATTGTCAGGGGATCCAACAATTGGATCGCCAAGTACGACGGCACCAATATCGTGACCAATCTGGTCATTGACCTTGGTGTGAACTCTCTCTTAATGCCTCGCGATGTTGGCGTTCTCAAGCTGGAACGTTTCCCGACTGAAGACACCTATGGAGGGGCAGTCGCGGTGCACGGATTGCAACTTGAATACACACGCCCATGAAGAATTTACTGCTCTTGTTGATGCTGGTGCTGTCAGCGGTCCTTTCGCATGGGGCCACTCACACAACAATAAATCTAGCCGACAATAAGACTCCAATTGATCCCGGTGCGGCTAAAGCGACTGCGTTCTTAGCTCAAATAACAAATTCCAATCCTTTAACAATTGCTTGCTGGGTGAAGTACGATTGGACTGATGCTGGCGTTAATGGACAACTTGGGGGCGGGGCAAAGCAAGGATTGATATGCAAGGGGCGATTTGAACAATCTGGGGCCGATGGAAATCAGCAGTTCGGGCTTTCCTCGGTAAGCGAGAAAATAGGGTTTAGCTTTGCCAGCCCAAATGGCACCTATCAAATATGGAGAACGACCGCCGACACGGTTCAGACAAACACCTGGATGCACTTGGCTTGCAGTTACACCTACAATAACGGGGCGTCACTGGTGTTTTATATTAACGGAATCAACAAGGCTGGTTCTTGGACAACTGGGGATGGGAACGCTGTGGGACTTACGAATGCCACCACCTTTCATACCTTCATCTATCCTCAAAACGGAGGCTCGTCGTTCTTTGGTGGGGCCATGTCGGACTTAGCCATCTGGACCAATGCATTGACGGCTGGAGACATTGGCAAGTTGGCTTCGAGCAAGATGAAGTACATGCCGTTGCAGGTGAAGCCCGAGGCTCTTTTGTTCTATTGGCCCATGGACACCACTCCCATTTTGCCAGTTGTTAATGCCCAGAACGTGGACAGGGACAGGACACAGCGCCATTTCGATCTGGATATTGGCGGTTTGATGTGCGGCGAGCGCACCCTGAGCTATCAACCCAACGAATAGATGAAGACATTCCTAGCTCTGGCCTTCGCACTGGTCGCATGTTTATGCCGTGGCGCGACGATCACCGCAGTCGATACAAGTTGGGCCGCTGTCTCGAACGCAGTTAGAGTTGCCGTCTCTGGCGATACGGTGGTTGTGCCGGCTGGATCATCGAGTTGGATCACGAAGATCATAATCACCGGCAAGAAGCTGACCGTACTGGGAGCCGGGATTGGCCAGACGATTATCACCGATACCGGAGATGGCGCTTTCCAAGTGTTTTGTTCCCTGGCCAATCAGGTCCGAATCTCGGGATTTGAGTTTCGCGCTGGTGCCAACCACCATTCCTCTGGTCTTCTTGACATAGATGGACCATCTAATTTGGCAGGGGATCAGGTAGGCTATCGGGTTGACCGTTGTAAGTTGGTTATTGCCAGTGGGGACACACGCGGGATCGTCACAGTCAATGCATACGGCCTGATCGACCTCAACTATTTCGATGTAAGCTATGTCGGACAATCAATTCAGAGCATTGCCCCATTCGGAAGCATTGACGGATCGGATGGCGGATTTACCCCTTGGCGCAGACCCCTTAGATTAGGTTCCACCAACTGCACCTTCATCGAAAACAACACGTTTGCCTACACGGTTGGCATCGCCAATGTGGAAGATTGCATTGATGGCTACGGCGGTGCTCGGCTGACCATTCGTTCCAACTATTTCCTCAACTCGCATCCTGGGTTCCACGGCACAGACAGCGGTAACCGCAGGTCGGCACACAGCTTCGAGGTCTACTCCAATAACTATGTCAACAACTCGGCGTTTACCTATCGCACGCTTACGGTTCGTGGCGGGACTGGGGTTGTATTCCGAAATAGCTATGGAGGAACACAGCCAGTCGGCGGGGTTACCCTGATGTATTACCGGGCATCCACGACCCTGGATAACAGCTCTTGGCAAAGGTGCGACGGAACGGCTTGGGAACTTGGTTCGATAAATCTGAGTGCTGGTGCGAGCCGAGTCTGCTCAACGACGGGCGGCGTTCGTTTCTGTGGTTACGACAGGGAGACAATTGGAACTAGGGATCTGGTGTGCGTTGGAAGCACCTTCAACCGCCCATTCGACGGTCCGGGAACGTTTGGCAGGCCCGGCAGGGATCAGCCGGGAATCACAACGGGGCAGAACGAAAGCCCGATCTACGTTTGGAACAACGGAACCCACACCGCAGGTCCATTTGATGGCAACTTTCCGACCATAGGCAACAAGGGAATCGACTTCTGGATCATCGCTGGCCAACATTACAGCAATAATTTCGCACGGCCGGGCTATATCCCGCTTGGGAAACATCCGTTGACGCTTACCGATCCGCAGGTATCAGGCCCGCCGCCGTCTGGGTGGCAAAAGTTTCTGTTCGGAGCTGGGGCGAACCCGGTTATCTTACCGTAATGAGTGACGTATCAATGCGAGAATACCTGGAGACATTGATTGCCGCGCACCGCCGCGAACTCGATGTAAGAAGTGCAGCCACCGAGTCAGCCATCCTGTTGGCCCGGGAAGAGGTGGCGCGGCGATTGGGAGAACTCAACCAGTTGCGCAGTGAAGTCATCTCTGACCGGGAACAATTTGTGAGCAAACTACAATTCGAACCAATGATGCAGGAGCGTGACGCCTGGAGAAGCGACATGACCGATAAGTTAACCGCCATTAACGAGCGCATAACCAAAATCGAGACCCGGGGCAGCACTTGGACGCTGGCCATTGGCCTGTTCTTTGTCGTGCTCCAAATCGCCCTGATGTTTCTATTGCGCAAATAGGGCCAAACGCGCTACCAAGCCAATCTATGAAAACAAACATGCGGCTAACGGCCATGGTCGCCATGGCGTTCACGTTAATTCAAATTGCGCTTCAGTGCGCGGAGGATCCGAATCAACTGCCATCGGTTGACTGGGCGCAGGTCGCCCAAGTCCAGCCCAAGCCATGGATGATGACTACCCCCAAACCGGGTAATCAGGCCGCACCGGCTAAACCAGCCGCCCCGCCCAAAGAGAAGCCTGTTTCCTGGTGGACAGACTTCTCCATCAGCCCGTACGTAGCATGGCGGAATGTCGATTTTACCGGCAAACCCATCTTCGGCGCGGGGATAGGATTCGGTTATCAGATCAACCGCGCAGTAGGAGTTCATCTCTTAAACACGCTCTACGATGAACCTGACGTGCTTACTTACAACAGGCGCGGCAATGCATTTGTCCAAAAGCACGGCTGGACTTCAGGGACGGGCATTGATGAGACGGAACTTATGGGGCGAGCGGACCTAATTCAGCTTGGCGGCAAGGGCAATGACCGATTTGTTGGGTTTCTTCTTGGTTCCTACACTCATTCATGGGAACATGACGATGAAGCCATTGGAGCCGGGGCCGGATTCGACATTCGCATGTCCAAAAACTTCGCCCTCGAAATGAGTTACCGGGTCCGAGCATTTTTCAACGGTGGAGATGAAGGCTGCGGCATGGCTGGACTGCACTTTCAGTGGTAAATGAGAGTGTTGTTGCTTCTTGTAAGATTCGTGAAGACTGTCATAAACATTTTCAACGGGGGTTCCCCGATGAAAGAGAAGAAAAAGAAAAAACCAATCCGATTGATCGTGTTCGCAACCGGGCATGACGAACGGATACCGAAAGAACCACCAGATATGGAAGTTACACTAGCCAAGCCAATCAAGCCCGGGTTCCGACGCAGTTTCACAGTTGGAACCGACGAAGCCATCGACAAACAGCCGGACGGGACATTCGCCAAGAGCGAAACTCTCGAAGGCGATTCAACGGCACCAGTCATTCTGCCCGAATCCACCGCCACCCTGTTGACGGGTTGGATTTACGGGGATGGCTCTATCGGGGCCAAGAAGGCCCGCATTACGGTTGACGGCCACGTCGGAGATGGTGATGTGCCGATCACCCTCGACATCACTTATGAAGTCCAAAGCCCAGACGCCACCGCCTTCCAAAACTTCACCGAAGGTGCCGACGAAGCCATCCCCAGTTAAGCTTACAAGCTCACCTACGGTGCGAACCCTCACCATGGCTCCGGTCGTGGTGAGGCCACCTCATCAGCCAGCGCCACCAGTAGCTGCCCCGAAGGTTGCGGTTTCTCCGTTGCAGGCTGCGCGGCAGGCCCGAAGGCTTCGACGCTTGGAACGCCTCAAGAGGCGTAATTGAGCGTGTGACGCTTTTTCACGCGCTCCATCCGTTTGGCCAAGTCTAGTCGCCATCCATTGTCGGCCGTTGCGCCGACATTGGTTAGCTTGGCGATATGAAACCCACGTCGCCGGGCCCCTTCCACCCCGCAAGCCAGCGCGTCGAATAGGTCGGGTGACCGGCCGCTTTTAAGCTTCATCTTGTCCTTGGGCTCGATTTCGATCTTGTTGCCTCCGACAAAGCCCCATTCGCGCATCGAACCTTCCAAGAGGATGTCTTCGGTCATGCCCCGAAACTGGCCGCTTTGGATGGTGAGGGCCACCGAGTACCAAAGCTCGGTCACGAACTTCGAATAGTAGTCCTTGCACAGCACGCGAATGTTATCGGACACGTAGCGTTCGCTGGGTTTACCGCCAAACTCCACCGTGCCGACGTGGGCACTCCACAGACGCGCAAAGGCCCCGACTAAACTGCCTCGCCCGGTCGAATCAAAGAACACATCCTCAGGTTTGATGTGCCGCTGTTCGCACTGGGTCTTAACGAATAGGGCAATCTGGTCTTCGGGCAATTCAGGGCTGGTCGTGGTGACGGGCACGAGCATCGTGTCGATTACAGCCAAGATTTCCCGGTCATTGGGGTCTTTCCCAATCTGCAATTCCCCAAACACGCACCTGTCCCCGCCCACGCTGCCGTAGGCGGCATCCAGGAAGCCGATGCGGGTCCGCTCATCACTCTTCCAGATCGGCGCTTCCATGGCTCCGAATTTCAGGCACATGGCCCGGGTGATGACTCGGCGTAAGCCCTGCCCGCGAGGCATGCGGCCCTCGTTCATCATGGAGTACTGGATCGAATCCATCCCGTAGAAGGCCACGTCAGCCTCAATGGCTTCGCGGGTAATCAGGAACGGGTAAGGAACCGGAGCGTCCTTGGGAACGTCCATGTTGGGACAGTCAGAGCCCACCAACTGCACGCAGATCCCGTCTTTGAAACGAGTCGGCCAAGTCTTGGTCATTGGCGCTTGATCGATGCCACCATCCCAACCGCCCAGTTCCGCAGACGGCTCGCAAACGACCCCAAGTGCGTCGGTGGTCTCCTTCGGGTTTCCGAGCACAATGCACTTGAATCCTTTGTTCTTATTCAGATTGGAGATGGCATCAACGTAAGCCCGAGGCATGAAAGCGCCTTCGTCGGCAACAAGCAGGATATGCTTGTTCTTGATGCCGATAAATGAGGATAGGCCAACGTAACTCCCTCCCTTCTTGCACGCTACGCCGCACACGCCGTTTCTAAAATCTCGGCCCTCGCTGTCTATAGCACGGTCATCGGTGACGAGGCGTTGTCGGCTCTCAACCAGAATTCCCGGCAATCCATGCATGCGGCTCGTGGCCAGTTTGTGGGCCTTCTTCATTTCACCCCAGACACGCATTTCGAGCATCTCCCGCTCTGTCGAAGACACCAAGACGGTTGCGCAGTCGCTGTGTGAATAGTAGAAGATAAGGGCGAAATCGGATGCCTCGCGGGTTTTTCCAGCTGAGGCCGGGGCCATTACTCCAATAATTCGGTGGTCCAGGAAGTTTTTTAAGAGCAGATCATTCCACTTGTGCCACTCCTTTTCTGGCCAAAGGAGCTTCTGCGCCTCTTTATAGTGATAGAAATTGCCCATACCCGCGTATTCACCATTGGGCTTCTTCCACCTGCCGCCCGCCTGGATACAGGCGATGTGACACCAGAACATGGGCGTGAGCGGTTCGAAATCTGTGTTGAACAGGACTTGGCGTTGGGGATTGGGTCTTGCCATAAATGCTATTGGCATTGATAACTCATGCCAATGGCAACTGGCAATTCAGACCTCAGGCTCGTAGATGGTCAATTGTCGTTCGCTGGGGGAATCGACTCGGGGAAAATATCGACGATAGCCACCGATTCTTATCCCGAGGGGCTGAAGAGAAACCAATTGGCTTGGCTTACTAATGGGACTTGCCGTGGTGGTGGTATCACCCAAAGAACGGGCTGGAAACCGCTAGTGCAGAGCTTCCCTTGGCCTGGAGTGTTTCAAGGTGGTTACATGTACGAGCCGCCATTCGCCAATCCGTATCTCGTCCTCTCCATCGGTGGTCACCTCTACATCGTCAATGTAGACTCCGACAACTCAGTGCGTGATATCTCGGCTGACTTCGGGCAGTTCAATCCGCCCAATGAGGTGCAGGCGTTCTTCGTGCAAGCCGAGGAATTCCTAGTCGTTCAGGGTGGGGACTTCGTAACTAAGCCCCTGATCTGGGATGGCGTGACGCTTCGGCGCAGCAACGGCATTACGGGCAATCTTGCTGGGCCCAACATCAACGAGATTCCGCCTGCCGGCCCGATGGACTATTACATGGGCAGGCTCTGGTATGCCTTCGGCCGCGTCTACGCGGCGGGTGACATTGTGCAGGGTCTGAGCGGGACGGCAGCGTACAATTATCGGGACGCCGTGCTTAAAGTAACGGAATCTCCGTTATCGTTAGCGGGAGACGGCTTCATTGTGCCCGCGCAATCGGGCAACATCAGGGGACTAAGCCATACCGCTGAACTGGATACAGCCCTAGGGCAAGGCAGGCTTTATATCGGGACTAGGCGCGACGTGTTCCGCTGCAACGTTCCCGTTACGAGAACCGAATGGATCGGGGCTGGCGCGACTCTGGCTGGCCGAGGGCCGGACGCTAATCCGCTCCAGACGGTCGCCCAAATCAACTTCGGTTTCATCAACGACCGTTCGGTGGTCAGAGTCAATGGTGACCTATTCTACCAAGCCATGGACGGGGTACGTTCCTTGGCTTTGGCCACCCGCTTCTTTCAGCAATGGGGCAATGTCTCCATTAGCCGCAATGAGAACCGGGTCTTACGCTTTAACGACCGGAAGTTATTACGCTTCGCCAGTGGCATTGAATTCGATAATCGCCTCCTACAAACCTGCCTCCCAATTCAAACTCCGGTCGGAGTCGCCCACAAAGGACTCATGCCGCTGGATTTTGATCTGATTACGAGCCTGGAAGAGAAATACCCGCCCGCCTGGGAAGGCATGATTGAGGCGTTGGATGTCATGCAGTTGTTCGAGGGCGACTTCGGCGGGTTACAGCGGGGCTTTGCCACCATCGTAAGTAAACAGACCGGCTCCATTGATCTGTGGGAAATCACCACCCAAGACCGATTCGACCAGCAGGTGGACAATAACGGAAACCGGGTGACATGGTATCTGGAAAGCCCGTCCTATAATTGGGGTGATGCCTTTGCTCTGAAGCAACTGGATGGGATGGAGCTGTGGGTGGACAAATTGTTTGGTACGGTGGAGTTCGTGGTGGATTATCGCGTGGACCAGAATCCGTGCTGGGTCTTCTGGCATGCGTGGAAGGATTGCAGCGCCAAGGATTGCCGCGAAGACACCGAGCCAGTCAGTTGCCCGGAATATCCGATTCAACCTTACTGCGAATCGTTCCGGGCCACGATGGTTTTGCCCAAGCCTCCCGTGCGCTGTGAGAGCGGAAACAACCACCCAACCAACCAAGGATTCCAATTCCAAGTCCGCGTGACAATCAAGGGCTGGTGCCGAGTCCGGGGAATGATCCTCTACGCTCTGCCCCGGGAACAGGGACCATACGAAAGGATGCTCTGTTGATATGCCGATAATCGCTTGCAAAAATAAGATCGTCTGCGAGTGCAGTGATGATCCTGTGGCCAACCTTTCAGCCGAAGACGTCGATAAGGACCGCCACATTGGCATCTTCAATTTGATCATCCTCGACGATCTGCAAACGGCTTATCAGGCATTTGCCTGCAAGACCTATTGTTATTCGGAGACAAGTCAGGAGGAAGCCGACGATTGCGCACGACGCGCAGCCCTAGAATGTATTGGTGAGCTTCCGCCACCAGTCGGCACGTCGAATCCTCTGACACTTTTCTACAATTCAGCGGTGACCCAGACCGTGAGTTGTCCAGATGGATCAACCTTCAGCTGGACGATTGGAGCGGGACAATTCGTAGCGGCTAATCAAGCAACGGCCAATGCCATTGCGGCGAGCGTGGCCAAGAATCGAGCGGAGCAACATCGCATTTGCATTGTCAGCACTGGCCAAGGCGGCTGCCGGGATAACCGTTACAGATTTACGATTCAGGCCGTGGGCGGAACGGCGCTGTTCTTCCCCTATCTGAACGCACCGTTAAGTTTCATCGGCTGCGGTCATGGAGAGCCAGTCCATTACACTTGGATGGTTATCGTTGGCTCCTTGCCTCCAGGGCTGGAGTTGGACGAATGCACCGGGGTCATCTCTGGCATCCCGACGACTATTGGTAAGTACACATTCACCGTGCGGGCGACGGATGCAATCGGCTCCTTCCAGCAAAAGACACTCACGATTTGCATCATTCGGATTACGACTACCGATCCATTGCCAGATGCAACCAAAGACGATCATTATCTCGTCAACCTGACTGAAGTTCCGGGAGACGCAGAGACAGAGATTTGGACCATTGCCTATGGGAGTTTGCCAGCCGGGATGACTCTGTTTCCATCTGGAGTCCTAGAGGGTACACCAACCGAAACCGGAGATTTCACCATTGGAATCAGAGTAGCTGTCGGCACCTGTTGATATGGCTGCTATTTGCACAAAAGAATTTGCGCTGCATGTCGGACCAGCGGTGTCGCTAGTGGACTACTGGGACTTCGATGACGGCGCGACTCCGTTCATAGCCAAGCTGGATCCAGATGATAATTTTGCGGTTAGCTCAGGTGCTGTTGGTGCCGGTGCGGCGGGAATCCTTAACACCTGCATGCGGATGAGTGGCGTGCCACTTCTTGGGACGGCCAGCATTCAGACAACGGCCAATCCACTTATCAAGCCAACCCACGGATTCACTTGGACAACCTGGGTCAACTTCGCAACATACGGTGGAGGCAGCAGTATTGTATTCGAAATCCATTTCCTTAATGCCGCGAACGTGGAGGTAATCAACTTTCGCGCCGTCTTTCCTCTTGGCCCTCCTCCGGTATTTATGGTCATGCAGAAGAATAACGCCACGTTCTTCTCTCCGGGAGGCAGTTTCGGTACGGCCCTCTGGAATTTCATCCAGATCCAGTACAACGCCACGACCAAGAAGTTTGGATTCCAACGGGGTAATACCATCTTTGGACTGGGCGGTTTGCAGGAGAGCAGTCCTATCGCTGATGACCTATCTGCAATAACTAAAGGCTACCTCGTCTTGAAGTGCGTAAACGACGCTGGAGTAAGCCCGGATTGGCGTCAGGATGAGAGCGCGTTTTGGGCGAGGCTCTTGACCAACGCCGAGGTCATTCAACTCTTTGGCGGCGGGACACCACCCGCTTACCCCGCCATCCCACAATAACGATGCTTGTTAGTTTAACACCGAACCTTTATAGGAACGTTAATGAACCGCAATCGGCTTATTGATTTCAGACTCTCCCGAGGTCCGCAGTCGATTGGGTTATGCCAGGCTGACACGTTGGGCTGCGCTCAATTCGTGAATGCCGCCACGCAGCGATTGCTCCTGGCCCGCGAGGGTGGAGACACTGGATGGTGGGGAACTTGGGCGAGGATGGTGTTCAACGTGGACAAGGCTGACCCGTTCATCACGTTGCCAAGAGAGGTTGCTAGGTTGATCAATGTCGATATTTGCCGGAGCCCGGTCAATGTCCAGAATGAGTTTTACGAGTTCCTGAGCTTTGGCATTGGCTTGCAGGAATCCAAGACAGCCACGGGCAGATGCCGGAACAGGACGTGCGACTTGATGGAGGTGTACGACCGTGGCACTTATCCCAGTTTTATCGACCTGGACAAGAACCGAATCCTGCGAGCTTACATCACCGACAATCGCGATATTGGCGCACGCATTCTGGTTCAAGGCACCGACACCAGCGACAACCCAATCATTAGCCTCGATGGCACGGACGACATCTTGGGTGTGATACTGGACGGGACGATGCCGTTTGTGGATTCTCCAGTGCTGAATTCACTGACTGGAATCCAGAAAGGCGTAACGGCTGGGCCGGTGCGGTTCTACCAAGTGGATCCCAATACCTCGGTGCAGGAACTAATCCTGACCATGGAACCCAGCGAACAGGTTGCAGCGTATCGCCGCTACTTCTTGGGTGGTCTGCCGCGCAACTGCTGCGACCCAGGTAGCGACGTGACGAAGGTACAGGTTACGGCAATGGCCAAGTTGGAGTTCGTGCCGGTAAAGGTGGACACGGACTATCTGCTCATCGGCAACATGGAGGCGCTGATCGCTGAATGCGAGAGCGTGAGGTATTCAAGCATGGATTCTCCGACAGCCAAGCAGATGTCTCAGGAACGGCACGGGCAAGCGATTCGGCTGTTGCAGGGCGAGCTTGTGCATCAACTCGGGCGCGAGATGCCTGCCGTGTCATTCTCTCCGTTTGGTAGTGCCCACCTAAGGAATCAACTGATTGGGAGGTTACAATAGATGCCTCCAATATCTACGAGTTGTGATGTTAGAGACGGTTCCACCGCAAACGCGAAATTGACTTGCAAGTTGTTTTTGGGTCCAACTTCCAGTTGCGTAAAGCCTCCTAATTTCCCTAACCTGAGACTCAGTAAGTGTCGTCATGTGATGGCGTTCGCCCTTTGTTTTGCCCATGTGTCCTTTTTGGGCTGCGTCACGAGAATTATCGCTGAGGGTGCCAAGAAAAAGATGACTTGGATTGCAGCACTTTGGGTTATCGCATTTGTGGCAAACACACATCCCTTCGGGGCTTATGCCAAAACTGAATTCAAAAGCGACGCGATGTGCAGCCCTGAACTTGTGCTTTATCGTCAGCATTCCATAACCTTTTGTGGTAAGGCACCGCATCCAATTCCAGCATTCGTTCGGCTCTCGGATGTCCACCTTTGCCCAAAAACGACGTGCGCGAAGAATCGGATTATTAGAGTTTGCTTCGTGGACAGCGCGTGCGATTGCGGAACTCTCGGAAACAGTCATGCCGAATTATTGGATCAAGACCAGATGATTGGCACGTACAAAATCACTTAATCATGGCATCAGCAACACCATTTGGCGGTGGAAACCAAGCGAACTGGGCCAGGAATCTGGCAGGCTGGGCACCGATGCCAATCAACATCGGAGCGGTCGCGCCGGCAC